TTCAAGCACCAGACTCTTATTATTCTACGTACGGTTTGTCGTACACACAATCAGGGGACACAATCACATTCACAGTAACCTCCACACCAGCAATTAGCTTGAGTATTGGAATAGGAATGGTGAAATGCTCAGCAGGGGGTAGTTTATGATAATTAAAACAAATGATGAAACCAAACTAAATAAAATAACAACAGGAACGAACGCTAAAACGTACGCATATACAAGAACACAGACCAGCGGGACTACAGCGACGCATGGTTCTTTAGAAATTGAAACCGCACCAACAAGTAGTAGTATTAATTTAATAACTAGTGGCGGGGTTTATACAGCTATTGCAAATGGTAGCATTAATCTAAAAGAAACGTATGATCCTATTATGACCGAGCAACTAGTAAGACTTATTAATGATAAAGTTTATAGCAGATATGGTACGAGTGCAAAAACACAATTAGTATCATCAATCGTCGCTTATCCTAAAGTATGCAAGATTTCAACCAACAAATTTATTGTCGTTTACACACAAAGCTCAGATACTTATTTAGGACACGCGGTTGTAGCGTCCGTATCTGGTACAACTGTTAGTTTGGGTACACCTGTATCTTTTGGTGCAGGTACGGTGGACTATTTATCGGTTGCAACAATAGACACAGACAAAGCAATTGTGTGTTATCGTGACGGTTCAGTTGGGACGCCTGGTATGGCAAACGTTTTGTCGGTTTCGGGGACCACGATTACGGTAGGTACTCAAAAACAGTTTGAAGCAGGATCATCAACAAATATATCTGTTTGTCCGATTGGTACTAATAAAGCGTTGGTAGCTTATAGAGATGTTGGAAATAGCAATTATGGTACAGCTTGTGCGATGAGTGTTTCGGGGACCACGATATCAACAGGAACAGCGGTGGTTTTCGCTAGTACTTCATGTTCCGATATAGCAACGTGTAAATTAAATACAGACAAAGCATTAGTTGTTTATTCGGGAACAAATAGTTATGCAAATGCTTGTGCTATGACGGTTTCAACATTGACTATTACAGCAGGAACACCGCTGATTTACAAATCGGCACTAACAGAATATAAGTCAATAGTGCAAGTAGCAACCGATAAAGCACTTGTTTGTTATGCATTAGATGGTTCAGGAGATGCAGGGACTTCAATTGTATTAAGTGTTTCATCCACGACGGTATCAGCGGGAACAGAGACAACATTTACTTCAAATGGAGTAAGTTATACGGCACTAGATATTTATGATATTACAAACGGAAAATTCATGGCCACTTATACAGACACAACAAATAGTTACTATGCAACTTCTTGCGTTATAGTAGTATCTGGAACTAACATTTATCCAGAATATCCTATAGTTTTTAATACCGAAAACTCATCCAAACATACAATTGCACAGATAGAGACTAATAAAATGCTATTTGGTTTTGGCGAAAGTTCGCCTCAATGGGGGTCTTTAACTGTATACTCTCAATTACTAGCAACGGGGTATGCATTTACGGCGCAATTTAATTCGAACAGTATATCAGGACGTTCGGACAATATAAACGTAGTGCCTTATATAGCGTTGGTTTAGAGGTATTTATGATAATTAAAAATGAAGTATTAAAGTTTACGGACAATACATTCAAAAGAACGACTAATCAAACTGTGCCAGCGGGAGATACAGAGGTATTATGGGAAACACAGTCAAATAGTTCTAATTCCAAAATATATCTGTCAAACAACAAAATATATATCCATAGTTCAATGAAGACTTTTTGGGTACATCTTAGTCTTTATACATCAAATACAAACTACACGGAATACTTCACTGAATATCCAGCGGGAACACAATTTGACTCATTGGGTTATTCAATAGGTTCAAACGGTGCAGTTAACTTAACTTCTACTAGTTTAGGTGTAGGCTCAACTACTCAATTAAAAACAATAATTAATGTAGTCAACGGAGCAGATATTTTGAGTGGATTCTTAACTTATGTTCATATTGTTGGATGTTATGTATAAATCGGAGATTAAATATGGCTAAATTACATTTTCGCTATGGAGTCATGGGGTCAACAAAGACGGCTCAAGCACTGATGTTGCACTATAACTTCAAAGAAAGAAACAGAGGTTCATTATTATTAAAACCCTCTACAGATACCAGAGATGGAGAATCAATAATAAAGTCCCGCTGTGGATTATCTTCAAAATGTTTATTATTTGAAAACTTAACAATAGAAATTGCCCAAGGATATGAACTTTTGATAATAGACGAATCACAGTTCTTGAAATTAAAAGACGTTGAGTTTCTTGTTGAATTAGTAGATGACTATGACATCACAGTAGTTTGTTATGGACTAAGAACGGATTTCAAAGGCGAACTCTTCGAGGGTTCTAAATACCTGCTATCTTGGGCAGATGATATTGATGAGGTGAAAACAATATGCAAATGTGGGACAAAAGCTACGAGAAATGCTCGTCTGGGAAAGTCAAACAAAGTGGTAAAGGTAGGAGAACAGGTGGTTCTCGGAGGAAATGAGAAGTACATACCAATGTGTCGCAAGTGTTTCAATCTAAGCTAAAAGGAGAAATGAAAAAATGTTCTGGTATACCTTATCGGTTATATACACAACAACGGTTACTATATTGCTAATTGCTACATCATGTGCGTATTACGAATTAAAAAAGAAAGGAGAAATGAAAAATGATTGAACCTAAAAATAAAAAAGACATGACACCAGAAGAATTAGAAAATGCTGAACGTACGTTTATTGCATACTTCAAGATCAGCGGGAATGCTACTCAATCAGCAGAGAAATCTGGTTTTAGAAATCCTCGAGAAACTGGTTTCAGATTAAAAGAGAAGTTATTAAGTAATGATATTGCTAACTATGTAGACATAAATAAAATGCCTATAGAAGAGCAAAAACAATGGGTAAAGCAATTCTTCGCTAACGTGATGTCCAATGGAAAAATCCTAATGAAAGACAGAATAACTTGTGCTAGGACACTGGCTGAGATACTTAAAATGTTTGATGCAGACGGAAACCCTCAGGAAGTGGACTTAGAGCCTTTGGGAAAACTCAGCTACGATGAGCTACTCAAACTTGCAAAAAGCTAGATTAGACCTAGAGATTAAAAAAGAGTTAGCGAGAAGAAGACTTTACGAATATTGTAAACTGATGCATCCTAAATTTTATCTTGAAGACCGTATTTTCCTAAAAGATTTATGTGATTCAATTCAAGATTTTCTTGAGAACTCTGATTTTAAATTCTTAGTTATTAATCTACCTCCTAGACATGGCAAATCCTACACTGCAAAAAACACCACAGAATGGCTATTTGGACACAATCCTAACATTAAAGTAATGACAGCATCCTACAATGAAACGCTATCTACAACATTTGCTAGACAGGTTAGAGATAATATAGATGCTACAAAAACAGGAGATAATTTAGTATATTCAGATATATTTCCTAAAACCAAAATAAAAAAGGGTGATGCATCTGCCTCCTTGTGGTCATTAGTAGGAAGTAATGAGAAAAACTACCTAGCAACCTCTCCATCAGGGAGTTCTACTGGATATGGGGCTTCCGTGCTACTTTGTGACGATTTGTTAAAAAATTCTGAAGATGCATACAACGAAATCAAACTAGAAAAAGACTGGTCATGGTTTTGTAACACAATGATGCAGAGATTAGAGGGTAAAACTTGGAAAGTAATTATCATAATGACTCGTTGGTCAAATAACGATTTAGCAGGAAAAATCCTTGAAAATTTCGACAACGTAAAACTAATAAAATACAAAGCCAAAAAAGACGATGGTTCGATGCTTTGTGACGAAATACTAGACAAAAGCGACTATGACTTGAAAACTAAAGAAATGAACCTAGATATAGTAGAAGCTAACTACCAGCAAGAGCCAATTGATATAAAAGGTAGGTTATATGGGGAGTTCAAGGAATGGGAAGATTTGCCTAAATTCGCCAAAATATACAACCAAACTGACACTGCAGATACAGGCAAAGATTATCTATGTAGCATAAATTACATAGTTTACGACAATGAGGTTTATATTTTAGACGTTTTATATACTGATGAGTCAATGGAAATTACTGAGTCCAAGTTAGCAAATATGTTGAATGACAGAGGGGTGAATGAGTGCTTTATTGAGAGCAACAATGGTGGAAGAGGTTTTGCTAGGAATGTTGTAAAAATACTAAAAGAAAAGCATCACACAAATAAAACAGTTATCAAGACTGAAGTCCAGACTAAAAACAAAGAAACACGAATACTTACATCATCTAGTTGGATAACTAATCATGTCTACATGCCTAAAGGCTGGAAGTTCAGATATCCAGAGTTCTACAAGGCTGTGACGTCTTACCAGAAAAAAGGAAAGAATCCTCACGACGATGCCCCAGATGTACTCTCTTCGATCAGTGAGCGTATCACGGGCAGATTAACTCCTAAAGTTTTATCTAAAAAAGATATTGGGGTGTATTAACAATGTATTACGCAACTAGAGATCCTAGAATTTATACTATTCCCGCTGACAAACCTATTACCAAAGAAGTGATAGAAGATGTCATCAGATACAACGAGAGCCAACATAATAGATACGATATTTTAGAAAGGTATTACCTAGGCGACCATGATATTTTGTATAGATACAAGAGCGAAACTCTAAAAAACAATCGACTAGTAATCAACCACGCATCATACATAGTAGACACCAACGTTGGGTATCTTTTGGGAAACCCTGTGGACTACATGTCTGACTATGATATTTCTGAAGTATTAGAATGCTACAAACAGCAAACTATAAATGATTTAGATAATGAAGTAGCCAAGAATACAGCGATTTATGGTACTCAAAACGAGTATGTGTACGCGAACGAAGATGCACAACCTCGCTCTGCTGTAGTAGACAATCGAAATTCCATCTTAGTTTATGATACTACACTACAACATAATAAGCTTTTTGGTGTTATCTATAGAGCTATATATGATGGCTTAAATTTCCAATATTATGATGCAATTTACATGGATAAAGAGGTTGTAAGGCACTACAAACTAAGTGGAGCTTTGATTCTGCTTGAAGAATATCCTCATAATTTTGGTGATGTCCCGCTGATTCAGTATCAAAACAATCCTGACCTTGTTGGTGATTTTGAAAATGTTTTAACTCTAATTGATGCATATAACTTAATACAATCAGACCGTATAAACGACAAGGAACAGCTAGTTGATGCCATTCTTTGCATGTATGACTTTGATTTTACGGCTGAACAACATGAAATGCTTAAAGAGAGTAGAGTTCTAGCAAGTATTCCAAAAGACGGTAGGGTTGAATATTTAACAAAAGTACTTCACGAAGCCGATATGGACATTCTGAGAAATAATTTAGAGCAGGATATCCACAAAATAAGCATGTGTCCTAATATGTCTGATGAAAAGTTCAGCGGGAATAGTTCAGGAGTGGCTTTGAGGTTCAAATTGCTACCTTTTGAGCAGTCCACAAAGAACAAAGAAAGATATTTTGAGAAAGGTTTATTAAATAGATTCAAACTATACAATACGTTCCTTTCTAAGTCTTCTAGGATGCCAGAAATACCGATTTATGAAGTAGATGCTGTATTCAAACGTAATTTACCGCAAAATGATTTAGAAATATCTCAAATGATTAACAATCTACAAAACATGGTCGATAAAGAGGTATTGGTAGGTCAACTATCATTTATCAAAGATGCAAGTGAAGTAATTCAGGAAACTGAAAATAATGACCTAGAAAAACAAAATATTCAGGAGAATAAAGATGAAAATATTTCTTGATGCAGGACATGGTGGTATTGATTCTGGTGCTGTTTATGGAACTAGGTTAGAGAAAGATGACAATCTGAAAATGGCTATTGCTGTTGGTGATAGGCTTATTAGTGCTGGTTTCAAGGTTGAATATAGCAGGACTGACGATAGATTTGTATCTCTTCAGGAAAGAGTGAAAATGGCTAATGAATCCAAAACTGATTTATTCTTGAGTTTTCATAGAAACGCTTACATTAGGAATTCTGCAAATGGTGTGGAGTTCTGGATTTGTTCAGGAGTTTCTAGAAATACTATTGAATGGGCGAATACAATTTATAGTTCTGTTGTTAGCACTTATGCACAAACTCAGAGAGGGGTTAAAAGTGGCAGTCTGTATGTTTGCAAAAATACTATTATGCCTGCAGTCCTCTTAGAAATAGGATTCATAACCAATGATGCGGATAATCAGATATTCGAACATTATTTCTCTAGTTATGCAGATGCTATTGCAAGTTCTATATCCATTAAATTCGGTTTATCAGAAAGAAAGACTACATACGAAGTCAAATTAGGCAAATTCGATACTTTAGAAGAGGCGAAAGCAGTTCTAGAAAAGATTCAAAAGGCGGGATTGACTGGTGAAATTAAAGAAAGTGAAAAGGTGGTTAACAATGGATAAATTCTTTACTTGGGAAAATTTAAAAACTTTTGTAGGTGTGTCAACAATAACAGGATTGATAACTCAGATTATAAAAAATTGGATTCCTCTACCAACACAAATAGTGGCTTACATTGTGGGTACATTAGTTTTAATTTCTGTGGAAGTGTTCAAAACCAAAAACTACAGTAATATTCCTCTTTGTTTTATAAATGGCTTTGTAGTTTCGTCTTTAGCATCAAATACTGTAGCTCTAGCAAATAGACTTTTGTGATACTTTTGTGATTTTAGTACATCTATTAGCATTAAAATTTAATTATAAATTAGCTGACGAGCGTTAAACGGAAAGGAATGTATGGAAGAGATTACTCAAGATGCAGAAACTTCTGCTGTGTCTAAAAACGAGGTTTCAGAGGGTAAGTTATTTAGTCAAGAACAAATTAATGAAATTGTTTCATCAAGATTAAAGCAAGTAGACAAAAAGTATGAAGAACGAATGAGAGAGATTATTAATAAAGAACGAATTGATGCTGAAAGACTCGCTAAGTTATCGGCTGAGGAAAAGGAAAAAGAACTTATTTCTCGCTATAAATCCGAGATTGAGGCTAAAGAAAAGGCTCTAAGAATTCGTGAGGCAAAACTAGAGGCTACGGCTTTATTGAATGAAAAACAAATCCCAATTGACTTAGCTGATTTTGTACTTGATTCCGATATTGAAACTATGAAAATCAATGTTGAAAAGTTAGACAGGACGTACAAAAAAGCTGTTGAAAAGGGAATAAATGAAAAGTTAAAAGGCAAACCCATTGAAGACTTTGGGAAATCTAATATTAAGCCTGCTATGGAGGTGTCTAAAGCCTTTTAGTGGGTAAAACAGGATGTGACGTTTAAATGGCAAAGCAAGATGCTTTAAGTATTTACCTGACCGATGGTGTCACCAAGGATAAGTTATTAGAACTATATAACGGTGTCATAGACTCGGTACAGAAAAGGGCGATATCAGAGTTAGTTAAGAATAAACAGTACTCTGGTGATGCAAGAAGTGGTTCGGTAGAAATTAAAAGGTTTGTAAATGCGACCGTGAATGCGTACGGAACGGCAAGGTCTGCTGGGGCGGGAACGAAACTTGAAAACAACAGTGTAATCATAAACGTAGACACTGACAAAGAAATTGTTGAAGAAATCCAAATGAAAGATATTGCTCTGTATGGAGTAGATGGAATAATTGGAAGAAGACAACAAAATCACGTGTTAAGAATGGTTTCTGACTTAGATAATGCGTTCTTCTCAACAGTAGAAAGTGAGGGTACTGAATTTACTCCTACTGGAACTTCTATAACTGACCAATTAGAAGAACTTATTCAACAATTAGAAACTACAGAGAATGACTATGTAGACGGTGTTGACAGAGAGATGCTTGTAATCACAGCTAGTCCTTATGCTTACGGATTACTAAGAAATCAACTAGACACTATTTACAACACAAATCTGACTACAACTGGAAACGAGATTGACATGTTCCACAAAGTAAGAATTTTCTCTAACACTAGGCAAACAGCAGACCTTGTTTGTATGATCGACGGGGCAGTAGCTCAATTGATAAACACAAATATGTATCAGGCAGAAAGAATTCCGTTGTCTAACTCGATGGCAGTATCCCTATTTTACAGTCGAGGTACAAAAGCCATAATGCCTGATTTGATTTTCAAAATTCCGAGTGTTGCTTAATAGATGGAATTCCGACATAAATCACGTGGCTGGATAGTTAAGACAACGAATGAGAATGTACAGCAACAGTTTACTAAAAGAAAAGATGTTTGGGAAGAGATTAAAAAAGGGAAGAAGAAAAAATGACTCAAAAAGACAGAATTATAAGTTATTTCGAGATTAGAGTAACAGCTGAAGTTGATGCTGACCTGCTTAGTTATGCTGTTGACGAACTATTATCAAGAGCTAAATTGTATCTCAACATGACAGAAATTCCAGAAACATTTGAGATGGCATTAGTTAATGTTTTAGTTTCACAGATGTCTCAATACGAGAAAGAATTGTCAGGAAAAGATTCAAGTGAGCTTATTTCTAAGATTGAAGATAACGGACAAAGTATTTGGTATGGAGAAAAAATGCTAAATTTCTTTGCTACTCAACCAGACAATGTGGTGTTCGCCAGTGCGTGTGGAGTATTGAGTAGGTATAGATTAGCTAATGTGGTGGTGCCTGAGGATTATGAAAATACCTAATAGTTGGGATTCTGTCTTTTCAAACACTTTTTACGATAAAGAGATATCAGTCCTAGTAAGAGCTGACCAGTATGATTCCGAGGGCGGATTAGTGACTACGGCTACTGTAGAATGGTCTAGTTTCTTTGGGAATGTAAGATTCACTAAGTTAGATGTTATTCAGGAGAAATTGGGTTTAAGGTATGAAATTGACTTAGCAATAACCACCTCTCCTGATACCTCTGTAGGTTTAAACAATGTGGTTAGTTACAAAGATGTTAAGTATTTAGTAACAGATGTGATTCCTTTTGACTCGCATTTGCTGGTGGTTTGTAAGATATGGAAATAAGAATTCAAGTTGGAAAAATATTAGGAAATTTAGAAAAAGATATAGAAAAAAAGATGGAGAAAATGGGGTTAGTAGCATTAGAAGAATCTCAATTTCTATGCCCTGTAGATACTGGAAAGTTAAAGAAAAGTTTGAAAGTTAAGACTGAAAGGGTAGAAAAAAATATAGTAGAAACTACTTTATCTACAGACGTGCATTATGCTCCCTATGTCGAATTTGGAACAGGTAGACGTGGAAATTATCCTTATTCAGACGAATTAGGGTTGGATTTAAGATATGGAATTATAGCTGGTCAAGTAGCTCAACCTTACATGTACCCTGCTATAAAAAAAGCAATAGGAGAAATGACACATGTACTTACCTAAATCTGATATTTTCTCAAACTTGAACGAACTTAAAACCATAGATTATAGCGTTAAACAAGCCAGTCAGAATGTGTTTAATGAATTACCCGCTGTCACATTTCAAGTATCAACTAACAAACTTAGACTCGATTTAAACAATGACATTATGGCTCAGGACATAGAGATAACGATTGATATTTGGGCAGATGATAGCGTGACGGCATCAAACGTACTAAGTGATGTAGAAAAAACCATGCGTTATATCGGATATAAACTCACTTATAGTGCAGATGTGCCAAATATAGATAAGATTTTTCATGTAGTTAGTAGATTTCAAACGATTGGAGGAAATTGAATATGAGCGTAGCTATGCGTTCGATGGGTTCAAAGTTGTACAAATTACCAAATGCGAACCTAGGCGAAATAGAAACATTATTAATAGGCGATTTAAGTAGTATTGGTTCTATTGGTATGGAAACCGAGGAAATAGATTCTACAAACTTAGACTCTGACCAAGATTATGGCGAATTTATAGCTGGAAAGAAAACCCCTACGGAAATTGCTATAGAGGGTCAAATAAGAAATGAAACATACATACAACAATTAATGACATTAGCGGACACAAGGACTATGGAGAGTTGGAGAGTAGTTTACCCATCTGGTGCTACTTGGGAATTCACAGCTTTTGTTAAATCGTTCACAGATGGTGAAAAATCCCCTGATAACTTAATATCTTTTAGTACAAATTTAAGGGTAAGTGGTAGACCTGTGTTTACACCTCATTATTCAACTGATTTGGCTTACACAGTACGATACTACTTAACATCATCAGATACTGTGGCTATAGCGGTAGAGTTCCCAGCGACTAAATATCCATCTACTACCGTTATTGATGAAACCAAGGTTACTACGGATTTGGGTGTGGGTTGGCAGACAAGATATCAACCACCTGAATATTCAACTTTGCAATCTGTATCTTACCCAACTCTAAGCGGTGTATCTTCAAATGATATCGTGAAAGTTGTTTATACTACTGCTCCATTGGATGCATTGGCTGTAACTCCAACTCCTACTAGTGGTGCAACAAATGTGGCTATAGATACTAATGTTACTTTGAGTTTCAACTATAAGATATCTGAATTACCAGACCCAATTTTGATTAAAGATGATACTGATACAGCGGTTGCATACTCTTCTTCATGGGATGTAGCACACAAAGTATTAACTATTAATCCAACTTCAGATTTGGCGAATAGCACTCAATATATCTTAACTGTACAGGGTGCAAAAGACGTATACAACAGAACTTTAGCTAGCACAATTATTAAATTTACAACAGTATCAGCTTAAAGGAGATTACTTACATGATTAACTTGAAATTTACTGCACGTAGAATAGCAGAATTAGAAGAAGAAAAAGGGCAATCTCTATTGAATTTAGTAAATGATATCAAACTGTCTACTTTGGCTTTGTTTATCTCTAAAGGGGCGAACATTGATGAAGATGATGCTTATGACCAAATCGATAATTACTTGTCTGGCGGGGATAAAGAACCCGCTGACCTCATGCTCGACATTATGGAAATGGTGCAACGAGATGGTTTTTTGTCAAAGACGATAGACATACAGACAATAAGAGAGTTAGGAAAACAAAAGGAAAGCGAAGTGAAGAAACGAATCCAAAAAGAATCAGTGAATATTGGAAAGAAAACGAAGTCTTAGCATTACGAATAGGGTTGAACCTTGAGGATTATTGGAATTTAACAGGTAAAGAATTTGAAAAACACCTTGATGCTTATAATTTGATTAGACAAGATAGGATTGAGGAACAAGATTACTTAAATTACTTACTTGGACATTATATAGCCGTTGCTTTCAATAATCCTAAGAAATACCCTAAACATCCATTTTTGCATAAGAAATCGTTTAATCGCCAGATGTCAGATGAAGACATGGAAAGAATCGCCCAGAATTGGAGGTGATTAAATGACCGAAGAAATGAAAATTATAATTAGTGCGGATAGTAGCGAAGCACAAAGAAAATTAAAGGAAATAGAAAAATCACTAACTGATATTAGAAAAACAACAAACGGCGATAATTTTAGTAGCAAAGTGGTAGCTACTGAAGAAAAAATGGCTTTAAGACGTAGACAATTGGCTGAAAAAACGGCATTAATGGTTGAACAATTAGACACTAGAATACAAATAAGACGTGAATTAAGAGAAGATTCTACTTTATCAGCTAAAGAAAAACGAGCTATACGTCTTAATTTAATGCAAGAACAATTAGATGAAAGAGTAAATCAAAGAAAACAACATTTAGAAGAACAACAAGCTAGAACTAGATTACATAATACGTATAAAATCGCAATGGAAGAAGAAAGATTAGCTGGTAGAGGGGAAAGTGTAAAAAGAAAAATTGCTGATTTAAGAGCTATATCTGAAGAAAAACAAATTATAAGTACTTCGAATTTAAAACATAAATTATCCTTACTAGATCAATTATTACAACAGAAATTAGATGATAGAAACTCTTTGAATAAACAGAAATTATTAGAAATGGAAGCTATATTATCTAGGAAATTAGATGATAGAAATGCTTTACATAAACAGAAATTATTAGAAAAAGAGTCTTTAGCCAAAGAAAGAGCATTACAGAAAGAATTAAAAGCAAAAGAAAATGCTACTGGAAAACAAACTGGTTTAGATTTTTCTGGAATAGGAAAAAAACTAGCTGGTATAACAGCTCTGTACAAAGCAGGGCAATTTGTAGTTGATAGTATTAAAGAATCTATAGGTGCTATTGAGTCCGAAAGTTTATTCCAAGTTTCTTTCAAAAATATGTCTAAGGATGTCAAAGATTGGTCAGATGAGATGTCTAAGGCACTTGGTTTGAATGCTACTGAATTAAGAAGAGAAACCGCTACCACATACGACATGGTAAGAGCTATGAATGTGGGAAAAAACACTGCTGTGGAAATGGCAAAGGGTATCTCTCTAATGTCTAGAGATGTAGCATCATTGAGGAATGAAAAACCAGAACTTGTTTATCATAGATTTTCTAATGCATTGATGGGGATGACCCGTGGTGCGCATTTAATGGGTTATGCCGTAACTGATGCGAACGTAAAAATATACGCTTATAAAAACGGTATAGCCAAAACTGGTGATGAATTAACAGAATCTCAAAAAACTGTAGCTAGATATTTACTACTTCTCGAACAAACCAAAACCGCCCATGGAAATCTAGCTCAAACTCTTAACTCTCCTGCTAACCAATTAAGAATGTTCAACGAAAATCTCAAGACTCTTTCTCAAACTTTAGGCAATCTTTTTATTCCAATGTTGAACGCTGTACTCCCTTATATAAACGCATTCTTGCAATTAATAACTATGGTTATAGATAAGATTAGACAGTTTTTTGGTGTTAAACCCAACGAAAAATTTGCCAAAGATTTGCATCCAAACATGGAAAACCTCTCGGATGACATGAAAGAGTTGGGAGATGGAGCTGATAATTTCGCAGATGGTTTAAAAGATTCGACGAAACAGGCTAAGAAGTTACAAAAAGAATTAGCTAAATTCGATGAAATGAACGTCTTGAATGAAAAGAAAACTCCTAAAACTCCTAAAATGAGTCGCTGGCAAAAATTAATGCAGGGTTATGGAAAACCATTAGAAATTCCTATTCCTAAATACGATGCTCATCTAGAACTTATTAAAGACAAAGTTAAAAAGGTAGTTGATGAAGTTGCTAATTATTTCAAAGGCATAGATTATACCCCAATGTTAAAAAGTCTAGAGAATTTGAATAAAGCAATGCAACCTATTTGGGATAACATAGCTCAAGGTTGGAAATGGTTTGTAGATAGTGTTCTTAAGCCATTGACAGAATGGACTATAACAAATTTATTGCCTGATTTCTTTAATTTACTTGCTGGTGCTATTCAGTTTTTAGGTACTATAATTGAAATAGCCAAACCATCCTTAAAGTGGTTCTGGGAGAGCGTTATAACTCCTTTAGCTAGTCTTACTGGTTGGGCAATTACAGGACTACTTCAAGCATTAACCGTAGTTTTGAAAGGCTTGTCTGATTGGGCGATGGCTAATAAAGATACTTTGGATTTTGCATTTAGAGTTATATTGTCTTTCTTTGCTGGACTACTTATATATAAAACTACAAAACCTGTCATAGATTTTATGCAAAGTACTGGTAAAGCGTTATTAGAAGTAGCTAGTGGTACTAAAACTTTTGCAGATGCTTGTTCTAGTTCTACAGGAATTATTAAAAATTGGTATACAGCTATTGGAAACGGAGCATTATATACTTTTGGCTTACAGTTGGGAATGTTAGCTGTAGCTTACGCAATATTTAAGTTAGTTCAAAATTGGGACAAGATGAATGGAATAGAGCGGTTTGTAGGTGTTTTAGGGGCATTGACTGCGGGAGTGTTAGCACTAGGACTAGCCTTTGGAGTACTTAATTCTGCTATGACTATGGGTCTCGCCGCCGCCGGAATTGTAGCTGGAATATCTGCAATTATTTGGTCTATCACTTCTGCTCAAAATAGAGCCGAAAACGAATTCAAGCGTTCTCTTAAAATGCCTGAAACTAAATTACCAAATATAGTTCTTCCAAGTAGTTTGCCTAAAATGGCTGTAGGTGGTGTTGTATCTCGTCCTACAATAGCTCAAATAGGTGAGAATGGAGCGGAAGCTATAGTTCCTTTGGAAAGAAACACTGGCTGGATAGACATGTTGGCATCAAAATTAACAGGAAATGGTCAACCAATAAATCTAACTGTAAAAATCGGAGAGGACAACATCATTAATAGGGTCATAGATGGTATCAATAATAAAACTGTCGAGATGGGAAGAGGGATGGTGATTGTATAATGCCAGATACTGTTGTAGAACGTATTACAGCTACCCCTATCGGAAAAATTGATAAAAAGTTAATAACAAAGTTTGACACTTATACAGCACCAGTTCCACCAGCTACTGAGGGGACTTATACTGGCGAAGTAGAAATTCAAGGAATCAAAGAATATAAAGTTAATAGGAATAAGTTGTGGAAAGAAGCCAAGCGTAATATGGCAGGAGAACTTAACGCTGTATTTATCGGTATTTTTCCTAAATTAGAAGTAAAGATTAGAGTTACTACTGCTACATATTTAAAAACTCTTATTGCTTTATTTGATACTCCTTATTTAAAACTTAGATGGTTTGACCCGCTGACAGAGGATTACAAACGCGGAACATTCTACATGAACGACTATTCAAATGAACTTATTTCTAAGATTGGGTTAATTACAGGACATACTACAGAAACAAAAACTGGTGAGCCTATTCCAGATTCTGACCCACCAGCTACTAAGACAGTAATAACTACTACTCCTGTTCTGGAACAATTTTACAAAGAGTTTGATATTCACTTCATACCAGTTAAAAGGGGAGGTAATGATTTGTAATGTATGCTGTTTCTAATTCCTTTAAAACTGCTATGGAATCGAATATTAAGAGTTTGGCTGTTCGTATTAAATATAAAGATGATAGTGAAAATGTAGTTACAATTACAGGCGATAATTCAATAATAAGTGTCAAAATATCTTCTGAATGCGAATTAGGTTCTTCTGCTATTAGAAAAGCTGAAATAAGTTTGTTGAAATCAAATTTACCAGATTCTTTTTATGAGTTAGATATCAATGAATACTTCACCATTGAGTATGGAACAAAAACCGCAGAAGCAATACCACCACTACAAGAAGTTTGGGAATATGCTTATATCGGAGCTTTTAAAATAGTAGATTGGAATGAGAACGAAGAAGAACAAACTGTAAATATAGTTGCTTATGACCGCATGTATGAAACCATGGTTAACTATGTAGACAAGTTGCCAGTTTCTACATTTTGGACTGCCGAAACTACTTTAGCTCAATATATCTCAAATGTACTCAGCAAATGCTCTATAACTCTAGGTAACACGGATTTTGTACACAATGGCATGAAAATAACTAGTGAAAGATTTGCGACCATTAATGATAAAGGCGGTTATGTTTCTAATGTTTATGGATATACAGTTAGGGATTTAATCAATAATATCTGTCAAATCAGCGGGACAGTGGCAATAATTAGTCCTTACAATAATTCCGAAGATAGATTGTATTTCAAGAAATTGGATGTAAACACTATTAACTACACTATATCTAGCATAGATAATTTAATAAGTTTTAAGAAATATGATGAGTATGGAAATATTGGAAAGGTTGTGTTCGCAAGAGAGCCACAACAGGATTACATTGAAAAAATACATTCTGATTTAACCAATGAAGAAGAAATAACTGAGTGGAAAGTAGTTAATAACCAGTTGGTGGACTATCAACCTATCATAGACCCAAATAATCCTACTCTTGATCCTCCATTAGATAAAAGAAGTGAATACATTGTACCTACTTTCAATGCTGTTTGTGGTGCAGATGCTATTCCTCATTCTGGGGCAATTTACTATTATCCATTTGAATCAGAAACAGTAGGATATGGCTGGTTTGAAATTGGAGATAGAATTAGAATTAGTTTAATAGATACTTTCGTTCTTGCTTATTCAGTGACTTTCGATGGTGGTATTAAAGAAACTATCTCTGCTAGAAAGACTAATAAAACAGATACAAAAGTAAAAATGGTATCTAATCAAGCTCAGAATCAGACTCAATTAGTAGTAGATAAGCAGAATCAGATAATTAGAAGTTATGTTCAACAGACTAAAGATAATACCGATAATATAACAAATTTAGAAGTATCTAGTCGTAATGTAAGTATTACTGTATCAGGTAGTGGTGGAAACAATAAAATAAAAAATAGTGTCATGTTCAACAATTACATTGATTCTATACTCCAAGCTAGCCAATGGACTCGTTCTAACACTGGTGATTTATCTATTAATTTTATAGGTAAGGCTAGATGTACTTCGGGAAATGAGTTTACTTTAGATAATGAAACAGTTACTCAAGAAATAGAAGTTATGCCAAATAAACCATATTCATTATCTTACAACATTAAAAAAAATATAGGTACATCTTCAATAAGAGTTTATGATGATACTGGCTGGTCTGAGGGTAGAATATTCACTGGTAGTGCTATTGATGATTATGCTATTGATACTTATAAATTAGAAAACTTTATACCAAAACATACACCAATTACTATAGAGGTTTATGGAGCAATAAATACAAATTCCAAGTTCACCGATTTAAATATAGTAGAGGGTACTATTGCTAAAATTTGGACTCTTGCTGAGGGTGAAGTTAGTAACGATAATGTTTTAATAGACAACACTGGAATAATTGTTAGTGGAAAAAATGGTGATTTTAGTACAGTCATTTCCCCTACTGAATTTGTAGGTAAGCAAAATGGTCAAATAATATTCTCATTAAATAATCAAACAACAGTAGTAAATAAATTAAAGTCTAATACCGAAATTAATATGCCACCATTAAAACTTATAGCTATTCCGAATGGTTGGGCAATTGTGAGGTCATAATAATGGCAAGTAATTTTTTTAAAGCTAAAACTACAAATAATTATATTTACGGAACTTTAAACTGGACTAGTACTTTAGATTCTTTAAATAATAAATCAAGTGTAACCGCATCTATGACTTTGCGGAAATATTATCATGAACCAGACAGTGTACAACCAACTTCTGGAACTGGCACGTGGACTTTATTTATAAATGATGTTCCATATACTATAAATACTGCCAAGAGTTTCGTTTTCAATGCAGATACAATAGTAATCTCGAATACACTTGATGTTCCACACAATGAAGATGGTACTAAGGTATGTTCGATAAGGGTTACTGGTGGTATTGATGGCACTTCATATACTTCCACTGATTGCCAAGGAACAGCGACTTTAGACACAAATATTGTTAAAGCTACCATACTTACCGCTCCTGATTTTACAGACTTAGAGAATCCAACTATTACTTTTTCAAACCCTAAAAATTATCCAATACAGTTTAAAATTGAAGATACAACAGGGTATAACAATCTAATAGTTACTGAGAAATTCGTTGATTATGAGGGAGATAGCTATACTTTTAATTTGACTACTGAACAGCGGGACATTTTAAGGGTTGCATCTCAAGATTATTCATATTTCCCAATTAGATTTACGGTTTGTACCTACATTCCCGCTGAATCAGGAAGCCCAACTTATTTCAGCTGGTTAGATAAGAGTATGCACGTTACAGCTGGTTCACCTGTTTTCACTAATTTTGATTTTGAAGATTCTAATCCATATACTGTAGCTATCACTGAAAATCCAGCTAAATTTATACAGCATTATTCTAAATTCAGAGTTTATGTTCAAAATGCCGATAAGATGATTGCCCAAAAGGATGCAACAGGCAAAGGATATAGTCTTATAATTGGAGAAACATCGGATTATCAGCCATACTCTGAAACTTTAGACGTAGTGTTTGCAGAAAAAACTCCTGAATTACTAATCTACAATATAAGAGTTACAGCATTAGATTCACGTGGAAAATATACAATAGTTGATAATCCTGTAACAATGTACCCTTATGATAAGTCTAAAAATACTGTCGAAATATATTCTTATAGACAAAATGGTTTCAGTGGTGTATTAGTAGTTAATGTAAATGGAACTTATAATCCAGTAGTAGTAAATGGTGAAAATAAAAATACTATTTCTGTGCTATTAAAATATAAGATTCTTAATTCAACTGACCCATGGACTGAAACTGAATACGATGTGTACAGCGGGAATGATGGAACTTTTACAGATTCTAGAACTTTTAATGTAAATGCCGAATCAACCTATGAAATACAGATTTCTGTTGCAGATAAATTCGATGATATCGGAGATGTTTTTGAATATAAATCTTATAGTTTCCCTATATTTTATGTTGATGAGGATCGAAGAATAGGAATAAATATTGTTCCTGATAGTACAGAAAGCGGACTTTATTTAGATGATTCAGATGTATTCTACGATAGATTCCAAACTTACTTTGATACTTATTTGTATGATGGATTGTACAGTAAAATAGCTCAGCAATTATGTCCAGTTGGTTTTGTTTTAACTACTAGTTATGAAGTTACTGATGTAAACGATATACCTGTAGCTGGTTCATGGATTCTTGATTATCATGTGATTTATGATGGTGTCACTCCTGTAGCTTATCTTCACAAAAGAGTTGGTTAATTTTTGTGTTTTTGGTGCATTTAATAGTTGTATAATATTATTTAAAATTTATGTGAGGTGTTTTTAAAATGGCTTTAGCGGACAGAATTAATTTTAGCGACGTATATTTTAGTATTCCAAGATTGAACAAGTATGTTGGTACTATGGATGATATTCCTGAAGTTCTTGTTAAACGTGGAGTAATGAAAAGAGACAAATCTTTACAAAACTATGCTCTTACTTCTACAGCATCTACTATTCACTATGATGCAAAAAAACAAAGTCTAAGTTCAACAGCTGTAAACTATGACGCTACTTTAACTAATACAATCGAATGCGTAGACCAAACAATGGTAGTAATTGGACGTAAATTCTCATTCTCATCTTGTGCGATGGCTGATTTATTGACTAAAAATGATCCTGAAATGCAGGTTGCTAAATATTTAAATAGTTATTGGCAAACAGTAAGGTCTAGAAACATAGTAAAAGCTTTAACTGGTACAATGGCTGTTTCTGGCATGTCTAATATGGTTTCCAATATATCCACTTCTGGAACTATAGGTGATGCTAATAGATTGAGTCAAGGTAATATAGCTAATATAATTAGCGGAAAATTTAGTGATACTCATGATGCTTTAGTTTTTGTTGTACATCCTATACAATATGCACATTTAATAAAATTAGGTTGTGTAGATTTCTTGTATGATGAGTTATATGGAAGAATAATGCCTAAAGTTTTAGGAATGGATGTACTGGTTGATAGTACTTGTGTTACTGGTTCGAATTCAACTTATAGTTCATTCATATTAGGTAGAAATGCATTAGTATGTGCAGAGTCTAAAGAATCAATTCCTTTCGCTATTGTGTCAGACACTGGAACTAGAGAATACTTAGTAAGTAAGAAAAGATACATATCTCAAGTATTAGGTTTGTCTTTCAATAGTACTTCATTTGCAGGAACTAGTCCTACTGAGGCTGAATTAGCCACTTCAGTGAATTGGACTTTAGACTTTGCATCAGAAACATCTGTTCCGGTTATTAAAATTATTGCTAATGCTGACTTTTCTTAACTAATTCTTCTAAGCATTCAGTAACCAATACCCTAATGTGGGTATTTTTTTTATGAGCTAAATCAACCATCTTCGAATGCAACTCTTCTGATATTGACACACATAGTATTCTATTAGCTCCAGTTTTTCCTTTTATTGGTCGTCTTGGCATTTTTTATTTCCTCCTAATTTTTTTTCTATTAAATCGTCATATTCTCCTGATTTTCTGCATGCTTTACATAGTGCTTTTCCAAATGTCTTCTTGCAAAATTGGTATTGTTGTTCAGGTGTTACTTCTCCGTCTTGATATTCTACATTTTTAAAGTCTTTTCCGCATTCTTCACATTTGTATTTCTTTCTCATGTCTTGTCCATCGAAATGGTCATTCTCCATAATGTTGAAAGCAATCATGAACAAGTATCTCATTAAATAAGTTAGCGAACCACCTAGATTTTGAACTTCATTACATCCTTTTATCTCTGCTTTAGCCATTGGAACTCTAATTTCCCGCTGAGATTCCATATTTTCCATATCTATTATCCTAAGAATTCCCTCTGTTGCTGTGAAGTCAAACTCTGTGTATAAGCCGATTTCATCGCACATTTCATTAATCTGGGGTACAAAGTCCTGCAATTCGTAGTATTTGAAGTTCGAGTATTTGTTGAAACCGCTTTTCTTCAGATTGGATTTCATTAACTGGTTTTTGACAAACAGAATTTTTTGAAAAATGTTCTTCAATTATTTAGTCCTCCATTATTTGATGTAATCATTATATCATGTTAAATTTATATATGCAAATAATTATTGAATAAAAAAAGCGATTCTGCTATACTAAAAACGTACTACCATTTCTAGTCAGCCGAACCGCTAAATCCATTCAATCATCTTTAGCTTTGGTTGTCAAGAGTGTAAGTAACTTTTATTTGAGGTGATTGAATTGGTTACTTTTTTCTGTCCTTACTTTGCTAAACGCTTTGGTTTACACGAATCTATCTTGTTTGAATTGGTCAAAGATGGTATCAGGCATTCTTCTTATCACAAATACGGTAAGTTCTGGATTGAATTGACTAGGGTTACATGGATAAGCCATTTGTTCTTTTTGAGAGAGTGTGAATATGAACAAGCTCTAGATAATTTGATAAAATATAATTTAATCGAACTAAAAGAGGGGAAGTACACTATAAATGAGGATTTTTGTTATTGAGGGTCTAGATTGTTCAGGTAAAACAACACAATGTGAGATGTTGAAAAAAAAATTCAAAGTGGTAAAATTTCCTAGTAATTCAAATTTTGTAAAAGATTACCTCAGTGGAGAATATGGCGAACAGGTTAATCCTTACGCTGTGTCCTCTTTTTTTGCTCTTGATAGATACTTGACTGTACGCAATTTCAAAGAGAATGAAACTATAATATGTGACCGATATATAACTTCTAATTTTATTTACTCACTTGAAACTCCAATAGAATGGATGGAATACTATGAGTATGGACTTTTGGGAAACCCTCGACCAGAGGAAGTAATATTTTTAAATATGCCACCTAAGTTCGCTAAAAAGTTAATGAAGAAAAGAGGACAAAAAAAAGATATCTATGAATCAAACTATAAATACCAAAAAGAAGTCTACAAACGAGCTTTAAAGATAGCTAAAGAAAATGACTGGTGGATTGTAGAGTGTATCGAAAACAAAGAAATCAAATCTCCTGAAAAGATTCACACCGAGTTAGTAGCTCTACTTAATTATTTAGTTTATAATCGTTCGTTTTAGTCAATATCTTAAAGAATGGTAGATTGTCGATAAAGTCCATGAATTCAATGCTCCACTCGTCTAACTTGTGATTTCTTCTCTGGTTTTCAATAGTTTTAAGTTGTAGGTAATTAGTAGTGATTCCCGCTGTCAAGTTGAACCCAGATGGAAGATTGCTTATCGCTTGCTTGAAATACTGTTTGTCATTGGTTTCTTCGAATTTATCGATATATTCAGTAACAATTTCAATGATTCTATTATCAACATAAGAATTACATTGTTCTGAAAGATTCATCTGAGTTAATCTGTGCATTGTACTTTGACTACTGATGATATCAAAGAAATGGTATCTCTTGATTTGTTGCCAAAAGTACTGAGGTGCTTGTATTACAGAATTCACAATAATCCCTTTTAGGAAACAATCATGACCACCACCACAATGTGCAGAACCTAATTTTCTTCCTCTCATTAATGCTAAGTTGTTCTCATTCATTTTTAGTGAAAAATAAGTGTCCTGTATTTCTTTCTCTAGGTCACCAGTATTAGTAGACATTGGAAAACCTGAGAACACTAATGATTCAGCAATATGTTTTAAGATGAGTTCTTCATTATAGTAAATTATTTTCAAATCTTTTCACTTTTTTCCCTTAATTCCAAATTTTCTTTAACTAGTAGTTTGATTTTGTCATAAATATTATCGACACTGATTTGTATTTCATCCATTTTTTTCAATATTTCATCCATGTTATACACCTCTTCAATTCTAATGGGTCTAGCGTTCGTTCTAAGACATAGTTTAATTTTTTTAGTTGTTTACATTACTTGATAGTTTAACCTATCTTAAAACTAATCCTAGAGAGTCATAATATTATTATACCAAATTAATGTGATATATTTGTGATTTTGGTGTAGTTAGCCATGAGAAAATATTATTGATTTTTACTCCTTGTAATTTTTCTTGAGAGCTTTAGTGTTCTTTTTTTTTGTGCAAAGTGCTAAAGGTTGTTAAGTCAAGGTACGCTTGTAGACACTTGTAGACACTTGTTTTTATAGTGTCAACGGATAAACCCAGTAACCATGCTAGATACAACTATTGCCTGTAGACACTAGTTTATAGTGTCGACGCCTAAAAACCCAGTAACCATGCTAGATACATCACTAACCGTAGACACTATATATATAAAAAAAAAAATATTTGTTAAATAAAATTAATAAAAGTAGAGTTTTCCTCTCTAACCCAGTGCTGGTGCTGGTTACAAGGTTTTTGGATAAATCTCATGAAAAATAAAATTAAAAAAGTTTTTAAAAGTTTCGAATATAGTGTCTACTGTCTACGCATAGCGAAAAACCCGCATCACTGCAGGCTTAGAGGTGTAGACACTATGTTTTTATATGTAGACACTATGTTTTTTTAGTATGTTAATCCATTGAATTTAGGTAATTTTCTTACTCTGGCAGGCATACCGTCTACTCTTTTTTTGCCTTCTTCGATACCTAACTTTTTTAGCACTCTGCCAATTTTATCAGAACTAGTACGACCTAATCTAGGATAATATTCTTTCCATTGACTCACTGTCATAAACTCCCAAATATAAGAATCTTCATTTAGTTCTACCTCTGCAAATATATCTCTAATCTCTGCCTCAATTGGTAGATTCTTCATGTAGTTTCTGTTTCTTTCTTCAAGTTGTTTTCTCTCAGTCTTAGTTAACCTGAATTCATGTATTGGCAACATAATTGTCATTTCTCTTATTTGTGACCACAATTGCAAAGCATCGAAACTTTGTAGTCTTTTTAGGTCTATATCTGTGATTGGTACAGTCCAGAACCTACGATTACCTGTTTGGTCTACAAGGTATTCAGTTGAGTTACAAGTACCACACATGTTAGTTCTTCTAGCCATTTCACTAGCTTTTGCATCATAAGGGAATCTAATTCTGTCTATTGCCCTAGTTACAAAGTTCTTCATTGCCTCAATATCTGACCTTTTGAATGTAGCCTCTATTTCTCCTAATTCTGATATAAAATTCTTAAGGATATCAATCACAGTGTCTTTGTTCCTGTGGTCATATGTACAGCCTTCCCCAAAATACTTTTTATCAAGAGCAAGCTGTCTAAACGCTGATGTCTTTCCTAGAGCTGGTTCACCTTGGAAAATCAGGATTCCGTCAGCACCCACAGGGTCATCTTCATTGTTATCCAGTAATACTAATCCTTGCCAGAGCCACTTGAATACTAGGATTCTGCTTAGTTCATCTGATATGTGCAAGATATCGTACAGGTCTTCAAGATAGTTGTGATTATCCCAAATAGTGGTATCTATTATTTCAAGGATATAGTTTCGTTCATTTTCCAGCGATACTATCTTTACACAGTTGGCGAATTTGTCTTTGGTATACCCAGCATAGTTTTTTTGAATGTAGTTAATTAACTTGGCATCTATGAGTTTTCGGTTGCCCTGTAAGTTTTCCCAAGTCCAATTGACATCCTTTTTTACTGGTTCATAGGATACAGTCATTTTATTGTCATTCAATATCTGAACTAAAGCCTCAGCGTGGAATTCTGGTTTCTTACCATCTTTTTTAGCTGGCTCTTCAAATGTAACATCTGGATGGTTCTTGGTAGCTATCAGAGAAAGTGCATTCTTGAGCCTACTTGCATTGCCCTGTTTGAATAGGTGTAATAAATCCTTTAGTTGCCTTTCGATTAAATCCCCCTCTATTTTTTCACCTTGATAAAAGTAAGCTATCTTCTTGTCAACATAATCTAATGTTATCTCGTTCTCTTCAAGTAATTTCTCAAGAGAATCTGCTGTTAGAATTGGGTTTTCTTGTGATAGTTTTTCAACATTTATTTTCATTGTTTTTACCTCTGTATTTTTTTAAATTTATTTGACATTGCGTTTAATTCGGGGTATAATGCGATTAATAAGTTTTTTTATGTCCTTTCTCGGTGTCAAATCTGGGGTAGGATATTTTTTTTTGGTGGCGATCTAGCTTGATTCATGTTAATACCTCTTTCTTTTGTGTTATAATTTAGTTGTTAAATTTTTGTATGCTTACCTCAGCGAATTTGATTTGCCTTAACAGGGCTATTTTTTTTTTTGTTTTTATTTTCTTTTGTGTTATAATTCAATTAAGTTAATTCCTCGCTGATCTTTATGCGTGGGTTGATGGTTA